TAACACCTTCATCATCTTGGAATACAGCAGATGCTTTACCAGCCTTTGCTTCAATAATAATATTACCACCATCATCATTGTCTACATTATTTCTGATGTATAATGGTCCTGTATTATTATCAACATATGATGTAGAACCACCACCAGAAACTGAATGATGCAGTTGTAAATCAGAACTATCTCCTAACTGTATTTTCTTATTGTCAGGAAGATTTAAGTTATCACTAAATGTAGATAAACCAGTTACATATAAATCTGTTGTAGAAGTAATTCCAGTAACAGTAATTCCTATTCCAGAGGTTTCCAGACGTTTTACATCATTATAGAATATCGATACAGACCCACCATCAACAGCTAAGAGATAATCCTCACTATGATTTTGAGTTTGTAATCTTATATCATTACCAGCAATTCTAAATTGCCCTGTTTCATTCCTTATAGTACTATTTCCACTCTGGTGGAATAGTTTCATATCACCGCCTGATGCACTACCAAATACTAATTGGGCACTGTCATCAAACTTAAACTTACTTGTGGGTTGATCCCAATGAATATTATATGCAGCACCAGGGAAGTTTACATCCTGATTAAACGTAGTAACACCAGCAACATTTAAAGTACCATTTACATCTAATTTTGCTTTTGGTATAGCAGATCCAATACCAACCTTATCCGTGGCAGCATCAGTAAAAATTAAGTACTCGTCAGAAATTCCTTCAACTCTAAAATCACAATCATAATCTGGTTGTTCATTAATAACAACTGAACTTGCACCAGACTGAGTAACATTAAGAAACTCCTTACCACCAGTAATAAAACGAAATTTGTCAGCAGTAAATTCAATATAGGTATCAGTATCACCCATATGCTTTATATTATTTGCTACAAATATACTATCACTTACATCAACATCACCTGTTACACTTATATTATCACTGAATGTAGAAATACCACTTACGACTAATGAATTGGTTGAAACATCTAAAGTATTTCCAATACCAGTCAAATATTGACCATCACCATAAAAAGTAGTGGCAGTAACAGCACCAGAAACCAATACATCAGTAGTAGAAGTAAGTCCTGTTACCTCAACACCATGTAAAGTAGTTTCAAATTTCTCATCACCATTAAAGAATAATTTTACCTCATTATTAACATTAGCTTCAAGATATCTCTCACTACCATCTTCCCTTGCTAGTTTTATAATATCACCACGAATTCTGAGATCACCACCACTATTTTTCATAAAGGTATGAGAACCTCCATGCCATATCTCAAAATCTTTATTACTTCCAAATTCTAATCGAGTATTATCAAATAGAATTAAATCACTCGTAGAATGATCCCATCTTGCATTAGTATTTGCACCTGTAAAAACTACATCTTCATTAAATGTAGAAATACCAGATACACTTAATTGTTGTGCTTCTAAATCAGTTGCTGATGTAATACCAAGAGTAGAAACACCAGATGATACAACCAATCCACCAGTAGTTATCCTTACTCCCTTTCCTGCTGTTACTAATCCTACAGAGTCTATGTTGGTTACATCTTCATAAGTTAATGTTCCCCCAATTGTGACATTTCCAGTTACTTCTAATGTATTTAATGTACCAATTGATGTAATATTTGTTTGAGTACCATTTGTTAATGTTCCTGCTGCAGTAATAAATCCAGCACCATTAGTTAATTGATTGGTATTTGTAAATGATGTTGTAATAAATCCAGCACCATTTACCAATTCATTATTATTAGTAGGGATTGTTGGTGTATTTGAAAAATTATCATAATCCAAATAATAAGATGCTGCTTGAGAATTTAACGTAGTTGCATTTGTTGCAGTTCCAGTCAATGCACCTACAAATGTGGTAGCAGTTACAACACCAGTAATATTAGCACCACCAGTTCCAGTAATATACTTACCATTAATATCTAAATTACCACCCAACTGAGGTGAAGTATCATCAACAACATTTGATATTCCACCACCAGAACCAGAAGAAGCAGCTGATAATCTACCTTGTGCGTCAACAGTAATGCTTGCATTGGTGTAACTACCAGCACTTACTCCAGTATCATTAAGTTGTTGATCTGTTACTACATCATCATCAATTGTCCAAGTAGCACCAGAGTTTGATACTGTAATATGTCCTTTATCACCATCACTTACTCCACCACCACCACTAACAGTTTCAAATACAAAATTCTTTCCTGCTGGTTGTGATGTATCTACTTTAAGAAACTTCCCATTATAAGTACTTAAATTAGTAGCAACACCAACAATATCATCAAGATATTGTAATCGTGTTTCACCACCGCCACCAAGAGTTGATAATTGTTGTTGAATGCGATTTAAAAATAATCTATAATGATCTTGAAGTTGATTTAAAGTAACATAATCATTATCAAGAGGTGTTAATGGATCTGAATTATTAGTCTCTGGTGTTATATTAAGAAGACCTTCATTTAAAAATTCTTTTTCATTAAATTTCTCAAATATTTCTTCAAGATATTTAATTTTTTTAGAAAGTTCAATATTTTTTTCTTCTAATTCATCTAAATTTAATCTATTAACTACTGTTTTAAATTCCTCAGAAAAATAGTAAAAATCATCTCTAATATCTTTTTTAACCTGTAGAAATTCTTTATTTTGTTCTTCTAAATTTTCTTTTAATTTATTTTTACTTTTAGTAATTTCAATTTCTAAATCAGAAATTTTATTCTCTACATTGTTTTTATGTTCTTTATAAACTTTTAAATCTTTATTAATAGATGTCTTTAAGTTTTTAACTTCTTCTGTATCGATTGATGATTTTATTTCAGATTCTAAAATATATTTTTTATATTTTGGTGCCTCTACATCAATAAAAGTATTAATTTTTTTTGTAAGATTGGAAATATTTGATCTCATGCTAATGAGATTTTTCTCATTAATACCTGTTACATCATTTTTTAATTTAGCAACAGTTTCTTCCAATAAAAATGCATAAGAACCTACTGCATTATCAAGATCTTCCTTCTTAATAAAATCTTTAATGTCAGATTGTATATTTTCTATACTTTTTAAAATTTCTGATAAATCTTCAAACTTAGATATATTTTCTTTATAAGAATTAACAGCATCAGAAAAAGATGCCAATTCTGGTTTTTTAACCAAATTTTCAACTATACTTTCTTTTTTTGATTCGCCAAAGAAATCTGACGGTTTTTTAAGTGCCATTATTTAATTCTAATTCCAGGTATTCCAGATAATATTATTTAGACACCCTAAAAAAGGTTAACATTTCTTCTTACCTTCAAATATTTTATTAATCCTCATATTTTTATCATCTCTCCAATTATATGATGCCATTATTTCACTACCTCCTCCTGAACGTACTGCTTGTAATTTTTTAAGTAAAACTTGTTTCTTTATCTGATCTGCTTTCTTCTGTTTTGAATCAATTTGTTTTTGATTTTGATCTTCTGTACCAGGACCAGTTGTAGCTGCTTCTTTTACATTATGATGACTTTCTCCACATTCTATACATGGATCTTGCCCACAATCATCACATTCACAATCAAATTTCTTTTCACTAATTTGCTCAGTGCCTTTCCATAGTCCACCAGAAACAAGAGGTTTCATATTAGAAGGTCCAACAATATCCATAACTCTAGCAAAAGTTACTCCATCAGAATTCTCAATATTAATAGACTCATTTTGAGTTTCTTTTTCAATTTCCTTTCTAATATCCATTTTCATTTTCTCCCTTTCTTTTCTTTTTTTTATAACATCAGAAGAAGCCTGGTTAGATTGTCTAAACTTCTTAACCTTTTCAACTTGCTTTTGACGCAATTGTTTTCTTCTTTGAGTTAAATCCACTTTTTTACTCTTTGTTACTATTATTTAGGAATTGTTGTTTAATCATCTTTGATAAGTCACTAGTAGAACCTACAAACACTGCATTATTAGTCACATTGTTTGTAGTCTTAACTTTTTCCTCATCAACTTCCTTAACCTTTTTCTGCAATTCCATTAACTTATCAGTTGTATCAGCAACAGACTTGATAATCTGTCCTGCAACTTCATATGCTCTTGGACTTGCACTTTCACCTGCTAATTCCATAATACCATTAAGAGATTCTTGTCCCTTTTCAATTAAAGAATATAAGTTAGCACGAGTATATTCATAATCTTTATCAATATCACCTGTTATATCTTTAGTACTATCTTTTCTTGTAACGCATCCATTTTCTGGAGTATTACTTACTTCAATTGCACTAGTAGTATTCAGTGCTTCATCTATAGGATCATAACTAGACATGGTATTCACTATACGTCAGTTTGTTTAGTTGGACTAAATGTTAATCCATCATCAAAATCAGTTATAAATTCATTAAATCCAAAATCATCACCAGGTTCAATTAATGCATCATCAGCAGTAGTTAATTTATTAATAACAGTACCATTGATATGTTTAGCAGGAATTGAACTATCAAATCCTCTTCTGACTATTATAGTAGTAGAATCTTCAACACTATCAATTTTCATAATTTCACTATCAATTACTATTCTATCATTAACAGCTAACTCAGCAGAATTAGTTACAGATATCCTAGTTTCTGTTACCGTCAAATCTTCTGTTACTGTAGTAGTTTCATCATTATTATAATCTTTAACTGCTTTAGGTGTAGCAACATAACGCATTTCTCTTCTTGCAGAAGCAGCAGTGCTTGTAGAGTAATCAACTTGAACCTTCTTAATTAATCCATCACTAGAATCAGAAACTGGTCCAAATAGATATGTTTTAGCAGTAAAACTTAAAGTATAAATTAATGCTGTTCGAGTAGAAAAATCTCCTTCATATTCATCTCTAAAAGAAATATTATCTAATACTATTGGAACATCTCTCTTTTCTCCAATAGAACTTACTAAATTAATTGTTATATTAAATGATGGTTGAAAGTATGGCAATATCTGCTCAATAATTTGAAGTGCATCATCATTCAACTTTGAAAATATACTTAATTCAAATCCAATGTTATAAGGAACAGGCATAAAAACCTTCTTTATATTTGAACCCTCACCTGCCTTAAATGTTTGAGTTATTCCCGATTTTCTAGTTGGATCATATGAAACACTTGTCATCTCAAATGACATTCTTGGTAAAGTTATTGCAATTGCTTTTGTTAAATTTGCTTGCTCTCTAATTTTCGCAAAAAACTTTTGTTGTGGACCATAAGCAAGTCCAACTTTAGTTTCATCAAGTGTAGTGTTATCTTTATTCTCGTGCTTAATAAAAATATTATTGAATAAAGTACCAAAACCAATAATGGTTTTTCTCAATATTTCGTGGTAATAATAAGTTCCTAACATTAATAATCTCCAAATGGATTGCCTTCACTAAAGTCAAGTAAATTGTCTGCTTCAGTCTCTATGTCTTTATTAGAATCATAAGTATCATCTACACTATCCGAACTATATGATTCTACAATGTATGTAGCAGAGGATATTCCACCAACAATAGTTTCGCCTGGATAGAATGCTCCACTATTTAGAGCAACTTTAAGTTCAACTGGTGGATTAATAACACTAATATCACTTCTAACTTTAAAGTCTCTAACTCTTGCCTTAACACCTGAAGTCTGTCCAGTAACCTCTTCTGCATAGAAGAATGTACCTATTCCAGTAGTTGTTATACCACTGAAGCTAATAGTAGGTGCTACAGTATATCCAGATCCAACATTGTTCCATTGTAATCCAATTACATTAGTATTCTCGTTAAGAACAGCAGATGCAACACCAACAGTATTTCCAACTCCAGTAGGAGGTTCTGAAACTATAACTGTAGGTGGTTCAGCATATCCAAATCCACTTTCCCCAATTGCTACTGTAGATATACCTGCACTAACAATACCAAAAGTAACAGCAGCACCTGCTCCACCACCACCAGAGAAAACAATCATTGGTGGATAATTTTCATCATATCCACTACCAGGATTAGTTATTCTTACTTCTTTAAGTGATTTAACACCACCAATAGAAGTTGTTATTGCTACAGCAGTTGCTGTGGTATATCCAACATAAGGTGGTGGAGATATTTCAATAAGAGGTGCACTCTTATATCCAGAACCATCATTTATTAAATCTATAAATCCAATCATTCCAGTAACACCAATAGCAACATAACTTGTACTAGCAGTGGTAGCAGCACCAACTAATTGGACTGTAGTTGTATATCCCTCATCTTCCATACTACTATCGATTTCATTAATAGTAGTATCAATAAGTTCATTCTCATATTCATAAAGTTCACAACTTAATTCATAAACATAATTTCTACCTAATTGATAGAATGGTTTTTCAGATTCAACTCTTTTAATTTCAAACAATCTTTCCCCAAGAGGAAAATATATTAAATCTCCTTCTTTAGGTCTTGTAACTAAATCTTCAAATGAATAATCTGTAATATATCCCTCTTTAATACCAGAACTCATACCTTCCAAAAATGGAGAAATAAAATCCTCAAACCTTTCTCTTGAAATGGTAAGACTAATTTCATTAGTTAATCTTAAACCAAATTTAGTCATTAAATCCGCACCAGGATTATATCCCTCATAATTATTTACATATGCCTCAATTAAAAAAGAGTCATCAAATTTTGACGACTGAACTTCTCTAATAATATTATCACTTTTAAATATCTTTCTAGGAAGATAATATACTTCTATTCCATAGATACCTAATTGTTCATTTATTAAATCTTGAACTAAAAACTGTTCATTTTTAGATCCTTGTAAAAAATAAGAATTTAATGGCATTTTTTATCAACCTATCATATCTAATGGTGGAAGTTCATATTCAGTCATCATTCTTTGCTGTATAGATTCTAATTCTCTTTCAGCATCATCATATAATTGTCTTCCATTTAATTCAATACCACCAGGAAGTTTAACACCTGTAAATTTAATTAAATTTTGTCCCCATTGTTTCTTTATGATAGCAGTTAAATATTTCTTTAAAAAACTATCATTATAAACTCCACTAAATGATGCTGGATCTAATGCCCTATAACAATCCATTATAAGAAAAGTACCTTCCTTTTCTGCTTTCCAATCAATATCTAAATATAATCTATCCTGCCTCTTATTAAATCTTACCTGTTTATCTGTTGTTAATAAAAAGTCAATATCTTCAAGATATGTTTTAGTCATTGCATATTGAAGTAAATCAACTGAATTAAAATTATATAAGTCATTTAAAAATAACTGATATTTAATACTAAACATCCCACCAGAGATTGTACTAGTATCAAACTTAAATATTTTTTCAACACCTAGTACTGAATCTGGAACCTGAATAAAATTAGAAGTTTCGTACCAATTACTAGTTGTAGTTCCATATCCACTTATAGTTGTAGATGTAGCAGCAGTAGTTACAATACCAACAGTATTTTCACTACCATCTTTATTATTTGCTGTTCCTCTATCAATATCTTCTTGAGTTAATTTATATTTGAGATACATTCTCTCAACACCATCAAAATGACGTTCATTAAATAATTGAATAGCGTCATCTGCTAAATCATCTAATTGCTCATCATCAACATTAATCTCCAACACAGGAGCACCCAGTTTTCTTAAACAAAAATCTATCAATTCTTGTTTAGTGGTTGGTTTTGCCATTAATACGTTCCTCCGTCAATTAATCCAGCAGTTAAAGTGCCGACAACAGTAGCTGCACCAGATACATTTACATTACCACTGAAGCTAGCAGAAACAGCTGTTATTGTGGTTACTCCTATTGCATGAAATGTTCCAACTCCAAGAACATTAATATCATCAGCAATAGTAGTTGCACTACCAACAGGACTTATTGTTACCTTAGGGAATCCTCCATACTTAACTATTAAATTACCAGCACCTTGCTGATCTACAATACTGTTTAAAGTATCATGCCTAATAACTAAATCTGAAGAATTACCAATTTGTATTTGACCATTATCTTCAACTCTAATATCATTAGCAAACGTAGTAACACCAGTTCGAACGTGGAATCCACCATCAAAATAAACTGCACCAGCATGTGTAGTAACACCAGCAACAACATCAATACCACCACCAAATGTTGCTAAACCTACAAAACCAGATGCTTCTTGGAAAGTTGAAATTCCAGTTATATCAAGGTTAGTAAATGTATTAGGTGCTGCAGAAACTGCTGCTTCAATTGTTGCTGTTGTTGTAGTATCTAAAGATGCAATATTTTGAAGTTGGAATGCATCACTTAAAACTTGTGTTGCACCTATGGCAATAGAGTTTGCGGTTACAATTCCACTAACATTAATACCATCAGAACCTATTGTGGAATCTCCACTATATAACTGTCCACCAATATATAAATCTCCACCAGTAGTTGTTATTCCACCATTACTTGCTAATGTTGTAATACCAACAACTGAAAAATTACTAGTAATACCTGATGAACCACCAATATATAAATTACTAGTAATACCAACTCCACCTTGGAAAAGTACTCCACCTGTTGAAGCAGAAGTAGACTCTATCTGATTGGCAAAAGTTACTATACCAACACTATAGGTATAACCACCAGGAGCATTAAAACTATCAGTTAAGAAAAATTCTTCTGACTGATGATTCCATACTAAAGTTAAACCACTTTCCCCCTTTCGAGCAGCATTAATATCAGTAAGGTTTACAATTCGAGTAGGTGGTGCAGAAGCATTAGATAATACCCTTATTGCGTTTTGTGAACCAATTCTGTCATTTATAGTTGGCATTACCTTGTTACCCCACCTCTTACTAGTGCTGAACCTTCTACGGCTTTATACTCACCT